CGGATGTAGCCAGGTAAATATATTCTAGTCGTTTTACCCTGTTGAATAAATCACGCATCTGCAAGTCTACAGTCGTTTGCAGCGCGACTAGCTGCTTCTCGATGCCGTCTATCCTCTCATGGGCTGATGATGCGCTACGTCTGTCCATTACCAAGGAACTCCATCAGCCATTGTTGGTGTCTTATCTTCTTCAATCTTAGAAGCAATGGAAGTTTGAATATCTGTTTCATCGACAATGGATCGCACCCAACCAATAACATTTGTCTCAGTTAAATCATCATAAGCAATAAAATCACTTGCTGAAGCATCATAAGTCAAATCGCATATTCCATATAAAGATTGCGAATAATCACCATCAACCCCTTCACAACGCCAATGAGCTTTAGTTACACCGCCATCTGATAAGTTGCGCTCTAAGTTTCGTACTGTCCAAGTATATGTAATCGCCATTATAAATATCCTTTAAGCGTTTTCTAATGTGGTGATCCGTGTCTCAAGGTCTTCAATCTTAGTGATTGCTTCTTGCAGTGCAGCCGTTAGCAATGGCACTAGTTTGGCTTGGTCAATACCCTGATACTTTGGAATGGTGTTACCATCATCGTCTAATTTGTTATCACCAACAGAAACACCTTCTGGCAATTCTTCATCTACTAACCACACTTCTAATTCGTTATGTGTTCCAGTAACTGCTTCTGGAACAACTGTTTGCGCTTCATGTGCTAGAAAACCATCAATAAGCGTATCTGTTTCATCACTTATCCAATTAAACTTTTTAGGACTTAGCTGTTTAACTCTTGTAATTCCATCAGTTATGTCTGTTACATTTTCTTTCAAGCGATAGTCTGAAGAAGTATTATACGCAGTCGAAACACCGCTGAGTGTAATACTACCAACTTGACCATTTCCATTTACAAATTGACAAAGATTACTTGATCCTGTTCCTACTCCATCAAGTCTTAGAGCAAAAGCTGTTGTGGCTGCTGCATTTGCATAAAGATTATAACTAGTACCACCTTCACCATTAAGAAAAAGTTTATTACCAGTGGCAGACATTTGAAAGCCCATACTACTGGTATTATAGTTATAGATAAAATAACTTTGAGACGTATCTACACCTACTTGATATTCATTTGTGCCATTCCTTTTTAAAAGAATATGGCCATCGCCTGATGACGAAGTATCAAATACTCCATACATTCCGCCAATTTGACCGGCATCAACAGTAAATCCTGCATTATCCACTCTAAAACGTTCACCGCCAGTGGTTGTATCAACACTTCCGGTTAAAAATCTAATTTGTGTAGCACAGTTTAAAGCACTTGTGCCGCCACCTATACTTATCTGATTAAAAGTCGCTTCTGCCTCTAACTGCATGACATTAAAATTTTCCTCATCAGTATCATGCGAACGCATTTGAAAGTTAAATGACTTATTTGCCTCATCGGATGTAGACGTACCGCCAAGAATTATATCTCCGGTCGAGTCAATTTTAAGACGCTCTACTCCACCAGTACTAATTGCAAAATTATCAGCGGCAGGCTGAAACACTCCTGTGTTGCTATCACCTGCTAAAATTAAAGACGGCGCAGCAGCTGTACCGCTTGACTTAACATCTATTGACCCATCACTATCTTTAACAAATAGCCTAGTCGTTCCATCATCAGTATTAAGAGCAAGACCGTCACTATCTTTAGCCTGAATAACTCCGGTTGTTAGCTGCCATTCATTGTTCGTTTGATCTAATGTAAACACCTCAATCCAAGCGTTATTCGCTTCGTTTCGGATATACATTTTATTGTTTGTTGTATCGTACCACCACTGATTAGCGAATGTTGTGCTAGGTGCAGATGTGCCAGATGAATTTGACACCAGTGCTTGTAAGGCATTATTTAAATCCGCTCGCGTTGCCGGAAAGCCCTGATTAGCTATGTTCATATCATGTTGAGCCATTTAAACGATCTCCTTACCAAATCCTTTTGCTACATAGTCAAGAGTTACTGAATTAGTGCTTTGAGTTACTCCATCGAATATTTCAATATCAAAACCCGCTCTAGTTTTGTTCGTAATAACATATCTCTCACCATCTGCCAAGTTTGCCAATGATATTCCAAGAGCCGGAACACCCTTAAACTTAGTTGGGAAAGTCACGCTTTTCGTGCCAGTAAAAGTTATATCCACTTCTGATTGTGTTCTTTCTGGCATATCTATTTCCGCTCTTAGTTCTCGAATAGCCGGAGAAGCCGCTGCATTTGAGCAAGTCATTTGAACTCTAAACTCCATCGCCCTAGCCGTAATATCAGCAACAATGAAAGGTTGCCAGTTAGACCATGATGGAGTTCCAGACGGATCATCATTTGTATGACGTAATTCAAAACTAGCTGATGTTACGTCAAACTGGGCAGGGTCACCGTCAAAATCTCCAAGACGATCATCAAAATTCCCTGTGGCACTGTCGAAATCGTTAACATAGTCTAAATAATCCACCTTAAATTTTGGGTAAATTCTACTGGTATAAACTTCACCAAAGTCCACCGAATTATTCCAGTAATAAATGCCGCTTGCAACTGTACCGGAGAAACCATCAAACAAGCCTAAAGCATCGTCAAAATTGCCTGTCTGTGAGTCAAAATCTTCTATGGTATCCAAAGCCAGATAGTCGCCTTCACTATCCTCTAGCACCACGACATCCGTTCTAACTCCGGAAAAAACTGGGTCTTCTTGTATTGTCTGAATAGCGTTGAAGTTTTCGACATTATTGGGATCGACTAGCACAACAAAACTTGCAGCCGTTGCAGAAACACCGCCAATCTTATCAACTGCCTTTAGGAAATATGTGCCTGTCTTTGCCGGAACGACTGCCGTGTTGCCAGGTCTGGAAATCTTGTCAACTATATCAACTGCGTTTTGATAACTTGCGCCAGATGTTTCTGATGAATATCGAACCTTATAATGAGATAAGTCGGCATTGCTTACTGGTGTCCAAGATAGGTTTAAGGCATTCCCTGTCACGTTTCCAGTGAAGTTTGTCACATTATCCGGTGGACTGGCAAAGGCTGTTAATTGCTTTCCGGCTGTAGCTGTAAACGGCCCTGCAACACCAAAGGCATTGAACGCTCTCGCTCTAACATCATATTGATCATCACCTAAACCGGTTACCTCAAATAAACCATTTTTCTGCTTACCGACTGATACATATCTTGTATCGCTCGATCTTTTATACTGAGCCTCAAATTCCACTGCATAAGGTTCATTGGCTGTCACATCAATAATAAGCACACCGACAGCCGCTTGATTGACAATACGCAAATCAAAATCAACACCAAGCCCAACAGTAGGAACTTCGGTTGCAGCCGGAAGGACTGTTGAATTTAGTTCAAATGTCGTTTCTTCTGCACTCCAATCAAACACCGGAGAACTGATTTCTCGCAACGTCAAATGAACCTCTAAAGTTTGATCTGTGCCAAATCCAAAACGCCAATCAGCCACTTCGAAAGTTTTTGAACTAAATCCAAGTCTTGTATTCGTTATGCTTACAATATCACCGATTTGAAGTTGCAATGCTCTAAGACCAAATGTGCCGGATATTGTTAGCTGTTCACGGTTTCTATATAGCGCAATCTTTGCAATTCTTTGCGCTCTTGATGCTGTCGATGTAAACGGCAAGGGAATATCTTGCACGACTGTTTCACCGCCGTCCACACTAACGAAAGTGCTAGATGTGATTTGTGGAAAGTCTGTCGGCTGATACTCAGTGTCCGGCCCTGAAAACATCCCTGAAACCGTATTAAAATTATCTCTCCGGCTATGTCTTGTATTCACTTGGAGATTGCTTCTTAAATCATCTTCATCGAGTGTCAAAACAGATGATGTGAACTCTCCGGCTTTAACACCCCATTGGCCTTGACTATAATAAATCGTTCCGGCCATTGACGCCACAAGATCAGTAATAATATCGTCAGGCGGTAATGATGTGACAAACGATCCGTCAACTGTGTATCGCTTTTCTGTGCCTCCGGCTGATAGAGTTACGTTCTCATCACAAGTGTTCGCCGCTGTTGAAAATACAGTGTCATTGATTTCTGTGCTTTCTGCACCCAATCCATAATCAGATATTAAATAATCACGCAAACACAAAGCTGCATTCGATGACCATGCTGTTGTTGATGTTCTAGGATCAAAAACCTTCTTACCTTTTACAATCGCGCTAAATGTGGGTAAGCCTTGAGGGAAAATACTAGTATCAAACTCAGCCCGAATATAAATATATGCAACACCTCTTGCCTGATGGCTCGAAGTCCATGCACTATCTTCAGCCACCAAATCAGCATCAGCCGATTGTGTGCTAGAACCTAAATGTTTGTTTATCCGTAATGCTGAATTTACTATATTCCCATCTGCATCTTTAATCTGGAATTGATCATTAGTGACAAAGTTATTTCCGTCTAATGTTAAAGCCACATTGTCAGCATAAATAGTGCCGATCTCTTCACATTCATGCCCTGCTAAAGCAATCAAAGTATGCAGATATAGCTGATCATTTGTAATCGAACGATAAAAAATAACGCCACCGACACGCTGTTGACCATAAATGATTGCATGATCAGAAGCCGGAGCAACGGCATTTACATTCGTTCCATAGCCCTTTTGAGCCGCCGCAACGGATGCAGCCGCTGATTTAGCTTTATTTAGTGCTTTCTTTTGGAGAGCGTTGATAGCGTAAGCAGTAACAGCGGTATAAGCTGCATATCCGGCAATGGTTGCGACAGTCGTTCCAAGAATTGCGGTTGCGCCAATAGTTCCGGCTGCCGTTCCTAATATAGCCCCTGCCGCTGCAACAAATAATTGAACCATTAGTCAACGCTCCAGAATAAATCATTCTCATCTAACATAGAGAATATCATGCCGTCATCACCTAAGAAAGCCGCTAAATCACTTGTAACCACTCCAAGCAAAACAGGCATGATCCCGATTGTTTGATCCACCGGACGCCCGACTATTGATCCTCTTGGTGGAAATCTTCCGGTGAACCTTTCCAATCTATCATCGAGCATATCAATTACCGTGTCATATTCTTGAGTATATAAAAGTTTTCTATATCTGCGAAATGCACCTGTTGCTGTTGTGTAATCGCCAAGCCAATCATCTGCAAAACTTTGTCCTCTTATAACTTCAACACACTTATTTACAAAAGTAAGACAATCGTTTTCGCCCCAAACAAAAGGATAATCTCGCAAGCCATTTACATATTCAGCTAGCTTTATATCCCAATTCGGAACACGCATCAGCCACCGCCACCCCACTGCAATCGTAGGTTCTGAAGGCTTTCAACGAAATCAAACGCTTTATCACCGGAAAACCTTTGCTTTTGGTTTTCTGACGTATATCTCCGGCTTCTAGGTCTTTCCAGGTCAATCAATCTACTTTCAACAGATGTTGTAATGGTGGATGTTTCCGGACCTTCATCAATCGTCATTTGATCCATATAACCACTAAATATTTCTACTATATCCGGAGATGCGTCTGGACTTTCCCAACTTGTCATGAAGCCCAGATAAACCTTACAAAGTCTGCCCTGATAAGGTGTATTTAACGCAAGACTTAATAATCCTGAAGGTATTCCGCTTAAACTGAGCGTCATACCTTTTGCCGCTATGTCTTGACTTTCTTGCACGTCAGATATTTGCAACAGATTTCCAACACCAGTATATGAATTGCTATTCAATGTTATTGTGTCAAATCCTGTCCATGCATAAACTGGATTGCTGTCAAATAATAAATCTACCGCATAAAACGGAAAAACTTGAGCATCGTCTAGTTTGCTTATAATCCCTGCCGCAATAGTTCTGCCCATTAGATCGCCTCGACACCGCCAAATGTAAGCCCATAAATTGACGCTTCATTGATATTCCAATTCTGTTCATTACTTGCCAATCTAAAACGTCCAACTGTGTTTGTGACGACTACAGTCGCATCATCTGCCGGAGCCGTTCTAATATATGGCCAGATGTCCAGTGAAACCTGACCTGATCCGTTGCTATCAGCATCAGCAAGAACTTTATGAAGTGTAGCAGTTCCGGCTGAGCCAAGCTGAATATAATCCCCTGCCTTTAGCCATCCGGTCTGTGATGCCGTGCAGCCATCTATGTTTAATGTGCCACCTGTCTGGCTTGCTCCGTTCACCAATGGAGTGCCTCCGGCTGAACCTCTTGCAGAAGCACCAACAGGATCGCCAAGAGTGAATGTGCCAAGTTGGCCCCGTAAACTCACCAGAAATGCAACCCATTGTTCTGCATCTGCACGGCTCATTTGTGGCAACGTCACATCACATTCCCAACGCTGTCCAGAATGAGCCACCGCCTGTTGAGCATAGGTAAATGGTGATTGCGTAATTCCAACAGTGTTGACCGCCCTAAAGGTTATGTTGGACGGTTTAACGTGTGTTGGCGATGTAAGTGGATATGTGATAGCCATTAGAACGCATTGGCAAAACTGCCACCCCTTCTTCTAGCATCCAAGACCGCCGCTTTACTAGCTTCGGCAATCTGTGGAAGCAATGTTTGTATTTCATTCCTGACAGTCTGTTGAACGCCAGTAGTCACGTTGATGGTTTGATTAACTGTCACGCCGCCACCACCCATGTTTTTATTTGGGATAACTGTGCCGGATCGATTAGGAATAAACATCTCCGGCCCTCGCTCACCAACGATATAAGGTCTGTTACCGGAAACCGGCCCACCGTTTGCACGGAAAAAACCACCGGCTAATTTCATAATACCGCCAACTATTCCGGTTCCTGTTCCGGCTGCCGCATCGAATGAGCCGACAATACGTTGAACAACTAGCACCCGATAAAGTTGCGCTATGATGTCGATGGCCATCTGTCGGAAAGCATCTTTGACTGACTTTGTGCCGTCCACCATAGACATAAAACCGGCCTCGAATGATGACTTCATGCTATCTGCAAATCCTTGTGTTCGCTCTTGCAGTTTTTTCAACGCATCCTCTGCCGCTTCTGTGCTTTTTGTAAAGAAGTCTCTTATATCAATTTTAGTGACATCGGCCATTGATTTCCTAACAAGATCAAAAACATGGCCTTGCTCTTCAATCTTTTGATTAACTAATTCAGCTTCATGCGCTAATTCTTTTGACTGTATTCTTAACTTACCGGCCATCGTGTCGGCTGCGCCTAAATGCTTGACGTAGCTTACATAAACATCGGCTCCATCTTCCAAGGGTTCTGTCGAAAGAGTTGCGACATCTTTGAGGTCTTGGAAAAAAGCTTGTGTTGCTTTGCCTAAACCCATCAATCTGAGTTTTGCGCTTTCAACTCGATCATTTACTCTTTGAACAACCGCGCCAACGATTGCGGCTAGAAACTGAAACCCTCTTACTAATCCGTTGACCAAACTCAAACCGGCCTCCTTGAAGGCTGTGAATGTTCTTTTTACTGCTTCAACAACTGGCTTCAATGGCTCTAGTGAACTGAATACTGCCGCTCCAAACTTCTTAAATTCAAAACTTACTTTTTCAGTATTATCTCGCATCATAAATAATGCACCACCAACGGCAACTAATGCACCGATGATCATACCTTTAGGACCGAAAACGGACGCTAATTGTGGACCTTGCATTGTCATGATCCGCAATGCATCCGTACCCATTGACGCTTGAACTGCAATATCCTGAAACTGTAGCGATGCCATACCAAGGTTTCTAGTTAAGTTGCCTTGTGACCTGGCTACCATCCTTCCGGCGGCTGCATGGGTTTTCATTGATGATGTGGCAACTGCCATTGACTTGCTTACACTGCCAAGCTGCCTTTGCACTTTCTTCATTTCAGGAACGGCATTGCCGACAGCGTTCATTTCAAACGTGAGTTTTTCAACTGCCATCTTTTTCTTCTCGCTCCTGTTTTATATTAAAGTACGCGATCCACTCATTGTATTCCGAAACGCTTATTTGCTCTACTTCTTCAATCGTCTTATGTAATAACTCAGCTAATGAAACTAAATTATAACGGAATGGATCGCTCCTTAATTTTTTTCCTGTTCCTCTACCGATACGCTTTCAAATATAGCACCAAAAACCTTTGCGATAACATTCAATGGCTCACCCATTAATATAAACTTATCGCCAACGTCAAAAGCATTTTCGCCGTCTTTATTAAGTGCTTTCAGGATGATCATGTCAACCATCGCATCCATAGTTGGATTATTAATGAAGTCTTTATGCTTCTTTTGTATCTTGGACATATCCCTTGCAGCGACATCAGTGAAGAACAGGATTAAAGGTTTGCCCTCTTCACCCCATTCTTCAACTTCGAAAGAACCAAGTTCCTTTTCTGCTCTTTTTGCCGCTATCTTTTCAGCTATTGACATCTGATTAGACCGTTCCGATTGTTAATGTGCCTGTCAACTGCAACTCGCTGTTCAATGTTGCAATACCGTCTAAAGTTGCTCCACGCTCGACAGAAGTAACGATAAAAGTGCCTGAATATTTTGTATCGCCGCTGTCTGTACCTTCAACGTAAAATTCGCAATCAACGCTATCGCCTTGGAGTAAATCCTGTTGAACCGCGTTATCTGGGTCTAAGTAAAGTGACATTGATGCCGTGCCTGTTGATAAACCCTTTTGGAATGTTCGACTTGTAGCACCCATAGAAGTGGTTTCAACTGCATCTGTAGTCATGGTGACTGTCCAATTTAACAATTCACCGATAGTTGCGACAGAACCGCCAGAAGTTACTAACTTCACGCTTCCATCTGATCCGAAATATGTAGCCATAATTAAAACTCCTTACTTGGCTGTTTCCACATCATTCAGAGCTGTAACATATCTGACCTGATAAGTCAGCTTTGCTACACCTAAAATTTGATCGGCTTCCCCATCAAACTGAATTTCCGTTGAAGTTAGCACCGAACTTTTGGCAAGTCCATTGATAGTGAAATCACCGGCCATTGCTTCTTCAACCTGAACCGCTATCGCATCACAATCATCATCGAAACTAGCTGTCTCTCTAACATAGACATCAATCTCCAATGACAGTTCGCGGTTCATATCTGTCACTCCGGCTGTATAGCGTTCACTGCTTTCGCTGCCAGTATAAACACTGATTGCCGGAAGTAATGCTTCATTTAAAGGATGCACTCTAGTCGTAAAAACACGACTGCTAACTAGCGAAACCGCTGATGTTAGTGTTGCCGCTACTCGATCCCTTATTTGCTGTCTAACGTGTGCCATCTATTGTTTCTCAAGTTGGATAGTGGTCACGCCAGTTCCATCATGCAGCCAAGCAATGATGTTATAAGTGGCTGAATTAACCACAAGTGTTTGCCCTGCGGCTATGCTAGAAACGTCTGTGGTTCTGCAAGTGAAACGCGGTTGCTCTTGGTGGACTTGTGCAGTTCCACCGGCATCCATTGGCACTGTTTCATTGTCAAATATACCGATAAGATCAGCCGATTGATAAGTTGCTGTTGTCGCAAAATCTTCAATCGCAAACAATGAAAGCAGATCATTTGCAAAACCTATTGCCATTATTTATCACTTTCAGGCGTTTCTAACTTTTCTTCTGACTTCTTCAACCCGACTGATCGAGTGGATTTCTTGGCTGTCTTAGCCTTTGGTTTAGCCGCTGTTGCCGCTTCAGCATAACCGCGCTTGATTAACTTTTCGGCTGTGCGATCTGGCAAGTCATGTTCTTCACCGGCCATCATGTTCCCACCGTGTCCAGTGAAACACTTCTGTAAAATCTTAACCTTCATAATATTACCTCTAACTAGGGATGGAAGGGCATTTCTGCCCCTCCGATTAATTTATTAAGAGTGGTCAACCTCGTTTGTGATACCGAAGCTAACTGCATTGCGTACACCAACGTCTAGTTCTGCGTGTAGAACCATTCGAACAGTTCCGGCTTTTGATCCTGAATATGGATCAACTAGGATTGATGGTGCGCCAAATGAAGCAATGATCAATTGTGAGAAATCACCAAAAATCAATGCAGAAGCGTCATTGCCGCCGTCACCTGGATCAAGTGTTGTTGGCACGTTTGAGCTAAATGCAGCCGGATAACCGTAGATGTTATTCCACGGATCATTCAACAACATTACACTATCTGTTGACGCAACTCTGACAGTTTGTGCCATTTTTGCTTTCACAGATGGGTGTGTTAAGAAGCCTAGAGCGTTTCCATTTACAACACCGTTGTCCTCTTCAACCAACTTCACAAGTGCAGTGATGTCAGCCCAAGTAAGAGCCGCAACGTCTGTATTTGCTGAAATATCTAGGTCATTCACACCTGATGTGTTCAAGATGCCTGTCGGCTGTCCTGATGAGCCTGAACCTTGGATAGCATAGAACTCTGTTCTGTCTGCCGCTGAACGAAGCAAGTCATCACGGATAACCTGTTCAATCGCCGGTACGCTTTCCATCATCAACAAACGTGACAGGTCAACAAATGCGCCCATTGTTCTAGGCTGCAATGTTACACCGCCGTCTGTACCGGCTCCATCACTAACATCTGCTAATTCTTCAACAAATGCAGCGTTTGCACCAGTTGCCATTTTTGGCATTTTGATACGGCCAGTTAAGCCTGTCATGTATGTTGCTCCAAGACCGCTTAGAACTTGTTGCGCTCTAAGTGCTTCAATGAACATATCGCCGCGATGTGCAGTTGGTACGAAGTCATCAAATACAACTTCTGCACCTGAACCGCCTGTTGCCGCTGTTGATAACGGACCACGCTGTTGCCATGCGAAATCTGGAACGTAAATCCCTTCCGCATCGCGTCCAACTTGTTTCGCGATTTCATCATTCATTTCACGCTCAAAACCGGCTTTTCTCCAATCGCCAGTAACTTGCGCTTGAACCATACGGCCTAGTGAATATTGACGCTTTTCCTTAACAGGTGCGTCAACAACTGACGGAGCAACGTCAAGTGGCTTGTCACCGATTGCATCAAGTAGTGAGCCACGGAACGCATCCACGCTCATGCCATTTGCAATCGCATCATTTCCTAAGTCACGCATATTATGTTTTGCTGCGATTGTTAGGATTTCTGCATCATTCTTTCTTGCTGCCTTCACTGCTTCAGCTTTAACAGCATCCAGATTGATGTCATTTTTGACTTCTTCAGTCATAGTTACATCCTCCATAGATGGTTGAGTTTTAGGTTCTGCCGGAACAGATCGGCCAACACCCACCAGATTTGACTGATCTGCCGGTACTGAAACGATGCTGATTTCCATAGGTGTGGTGGCTACCCGATAATAGTCCTCCGGATCGTCATCACGATTTATTCGGCCATCAATTCGATAACCTACACTGATGTTTTGTCTGATGCCATCAGTAACATCATCGAACACTTCAGAAGCTAAGGCACTTTTTCCAAAACGCACTTCTGCACGGAGACGCCGTGCATCTTCATCGAGTTCAACCCTTTCGACCACACCGATTTGCTTCTCCATATCATGATCTAGCAATAATGGTGCGCGGCCACTATTTAAGAAGTCTAGTTGCATACTTTCCTTAGTATGATCGATGACCTCTAATCCAAATGATCTTTCAACTGGCTCTTCTGTAGAAACGCCGACTTTCACGCGTCTGGCATCTACATCAATCGCCTTATCTTCTTTATCCATGTAATGATAACGCTTTTCCATATCTTCACGGCTGAAACGCTCTTCTTGCATTTCTTCATCATCATCATGGATTTTTGCGTATGTAATAACATAAGCGTCATCTGTTTCTTGAATGTCAACAATATGACGTTCTTCCATTTCTTCAAATAAATCGTCTGCCATATCTTCGCCTCTCTTCGAACTCATTGGATGACCTTTAGGCAATAAGTCAGTGTCATGTTTTCCTGATCTGAATTTACCATTTCTTAACGCATAAAGAAAGCTGTTTACCCTAGCATATGCCCACTGTTCTGGACTGTTGACGCTTGGCCGGACACTTTCCGGATTGGTTTTATATGCTCCAATCCCTCTATTAAATACCGCTGATAGTGTTCTTAAATTAGTTCTTTTGGTGGCTGCATTGCCCACCTTTTCATTATGATCTTTGACTTTATTGCGTAAACCTTCACGAACAGCATCAGTGATTTCTCTAACCGCTCTTTCTTCTTTCTCCAAACGATCACGAATATTCTTTGACCACCTAAAACCGGCATCGCCACCCCATAAAGCCCAAGCAATGCGGCCATTTGACGGATAGCCCTCTTCACCCTGATTAAATCCTTCAGCCTGTTTATCAACCTCATGTCGGCTGAAAAAACTATACATTCTGATCACTGTATCTTCTGACAGTTCCTTGTCGTTGACAATATCCCTTGCTCTAGCAATACCGACAGCCGTGCCACCGCGTCCAAACTCGCGCCGCCAATCTAAACCGCGTTGGGCATCCTCTTTCATTGCTTGTGTCGGTTTATATGTCGCCATCTGGATCGCTCACTTCAGGTTGTGCCGGTGCTTTCTGGCCAAACGGTTCGAATGCCATGCTCAAACCATATCTTTCAGCCATTTCTTTGTCAGACTGGATTTGTGCAAACAGCTCTTCAACATCGCGCCCATAGTTTGCCGCAATATCATTCATGCTAATGATGCCATTTGATAAGGCTGTGACATTCGCATTGATTTCCCTTTGTGGGTCAACCCAAGAGAAACCGCGTCCTCTAAAATGGATATTATCGCTGAATTTATCGAATTTATTGACCGGAATGGGGATATTACCAAACGTCAATGCACTATCGAGCCAAGCACGAAAGACCGGCTCACAAAAATGCTGAATAATAAATGACTGCAATGTTTTATAATGATCGCGCTCTTCAATCGTGCCTTGACGGATAGAAGAATAAGAAACACCCTTCAGATCGTTTGATAGACTTGTATAACTGACATTCAAACCGGATGCTATCCCTCGCAAAACAGCTTCTTCAAAGGCTGCAAATGCTGATGTTGGGTGTGCCGGATCAATCATCTTGAAATCATGGCCACTTGGCAACTGATAGACGGAAGCCGGAGCCATGTCGATCACTGGCACTTCATCTTCAGTCTCATCATCGCCAATAAACTCATCACCGTCCGGAGTTGTGATAATCCCAAACTTTGCGGCTGCCGCTCTAGCGGCTATCAACTCAGCTTCACGATACCCATGCAACATTTTGAGTGAAGCAATCGCCGGAGCCATAAACGGTTCTCCACGGCTTTGATGTGTTCTCTGAGGTATGAATAAATGTAACATTTCCCTAGCCGGAACACGAATATGCTTCCTGTTGGCTTTGGTGGCAAAATTAAGGCTGTCATTTGGGTGTGAAGTGAGAACATAATATGCAACTGGCTTGTGAAACTCATCTATTTCAACACCCATTCGGATCGCGTTGCCATTATCAGCCTTGCCGTTCTTGCCCTCATCAATCAGATCGCTTTCAATGAACTGCAAAGAAAAACCATCACGATAACGCCGGTTTTGCACAAACTTAACAAAAACCTCACCATCTCGCGCCAAGGTTTCAGCCACATATCGTTGAGCATCTAGCCAAGACATTCGGCCAGTTACGTCACAATTTCCCATTCTACCCCAAGAACGAAAAGCATTTTCTAAGATAGTGTTTCCGGCTGCATCTAGCGATCTATCATCATTCCTTGCTCTGACCTGGACAGTGAAGCCTTTTTCACCGACAACATTGGTTTTAATCAGGTTTAGAAAGCGTTTTGCGTATTCGTTATTCCGTGCCAAATCACGGCTTCTGTTCCGTAATACCGGCAAACTGTTTCGTAATTCGCTATCTGCCGAAAAACTAGAACCCACAAAATCAGCAAATAATCTGCCCTGATTTGCTCCGGCATACTGTCTTAATCGTCTGCGGCTCCGTCTGCTAACCTGTCCATCGGACTGTTCATTTCGGAAAGATAAGAAATCAAACAATCCCATTTTAGAACCTCATTAAAATACTGGATGACGTTTTGCGGCCATGCTTAACGTCAAGTTTCCGTCTATATGCTTTAACCTCGCGCCGGTAATTATCGCGCCAAGTCAATAATTCTTCTGGTGACATTTTGGTTAAAGATCGTCCGGCAATACTATAACTAGACACATCTGCATCTGCACGGTTTTCAAGTACAGCCTCGATCTTTTGCAGCATCTTTTCAGCATGAGTTCTTGGATCAACAGCATTAACGTCAAGATCAACTGTTACGTCTAATTCACCCTGATCAACGATAAGTCGATTATTAGAACTGGTTTCAAGCACCTCGATCTGATAATGATAAAGTCCGGCCACAAAAGCTGATGTTGCTGCACTACTAGCTGAAAATAAATAATCATCACCGCTGTTAGATGCGACAATGCTAAATTCTACATTCGCGCCAGTTCCAGATCGAGCCATGAACGTCATGGTGTGAGCCGTGTTTGCATAATCCGTTGAATATTCTGTTAGCTTGAATTGAACTAGATCACCGATGACAATGCTTTTTGGTACTTCTTTGGGTGCATTGTCTGCGTCAAATAAGTTTGCCATATGCTAATATCCTGTCACAAAATTATTTGGACGCGGTTTAAATGTGCGCCTCTTGGGTACTGCTTGACTTGATTTTACCTTATTTTTGCCCTGTTTTGCAAGATGCTCTATGTTTAATCCCATTAATTCTAGTGCAGCCATCGCATAAACCCTGCAATCTAAGGCTTCGTTGCGCTGTCTGACCTTCACCCATTCCCTTTTTGGACGCCCTTTATAATACTTTGTCACCTTCTTTTCTGATGTCAGCATCCGGAAATATTCTTCATTGTGAGTGAATGGAAAGTGACAGTATCCGGCTCCTTCTTCTGTGATTTTCAGTCGAGCAAAGATGAGTTCCTTGGCTGTATCCGTTCCGACAGGAAATAAATTAATCTTGCCGATATTATTTCTGCTTGGCTTTCCGGCAATCGGCTTGCCCTCTCCACCAATACCCTTGATGGCAAAAACACGCTTTCCGGCTCTTTGCCGTGCATAATTATAAACCTGTTGCGTGTAATGACCGCCACTATCAACACAAGTTGATCTAATAATCATTTCACCTCGTATAGGATGAATAAAGGTTTGATTAAGAACTTCGTCCAATCTTTGCCATAATTCTGCACTAGATGGATCGCCATAAATCTCATCATACTGGATTGACCAAGTTTCGTGACCGCTTCCTGTTCCCAATATCTCAAACGCAACCCGATCATCCTGAACGTCAACACCGGCAGTTAATACAACAACACCTTCAGGCAAGTCATCCGGCCAATCTTCTCGCCGCTCGAATAAATCATATTCATCTATTCTTTCGCCCTGTTCTTCAAAGGTTTCACCCAAAGTTGTGTTTATCCAGGTTCGCAAACGCATCGGGTCACGCTTTGACGCCAAGAAATCACGAACAATGTCCTCTAGTGGTGTCCAAGGTGAATAAAGTGCCGACAGATGAAAACCGGCAGTCTTGCCATCACCTTCAGCCGTCTTGCGCCATTCTCCATATCTGACAGCTTGAAACCGCTTTGCATCATTCCAGACGGAGCCGCAACAATCGCAAATATATTCGGATGTATTTGGCTTGCTATCCGTCCATTGTACATTGCTCCACTTTAGTTCTTGATGTTCGCCACAATCAGGACAAGGCACGAAATATTTGCGTTGGTCACTTTCTGCATAAGCATCCTCTATTCGTGATGCACCCTTTTCTGTCGGAGTGCTAACAAGAATGATCTTTCTATTCCAGAATGTTGCAGATCGCTTTCTGGCCAATGCAACCGGATCGCCTTCGGTTCCGGCAGATATTGGATACCTGTCTACCTCATCACAAAGGATAATCCGGCACGGCCTCGATGCGAGTGATGACGGAGAGTTTGCGCCGCAAGCTGTAACGTGACCACCGGCAAACACTTTATGCAAAGTTGTGTTTCCGCTGTCTCTTGCTCTTGGATCGCCAATCTTCTCCGACAAAACTGGTGTGTCTCTTATCGCCGGAGCCAATCGATCCTTAGACCAAGTTTGTGCCATTTCCAAAGTCGGCTGCACAACTAGCATTGGAGCAGGGTCTTGATGGATGTGAAAACCGACAACATTATTGATCAGTTCCGTTTTGCCAATCTGTGCAGCCGTCATGAGTACAATGTTCTCAATGTCCGGATCGCTGATTGCGTCCATCATACCGCGTTGATATTCGGCCCGACTTGTTGACCACTTACCGGCTTCGGCTGAACTTTCTGATGAGAGTTCACGATATTGGTCAGCCCATTCACTCACCGTCAATCTTGGTGGTGGCTTGAGTGCCGTTCTGATGGCTTCTTCTAAGCGTCTTTTAAGTTTCCGCTCTTGCCGTTTCTTTATTGTATCCGACCAGTTCATCTAATGCTTCAATTATTGCCGCTTCTATTATTTCTCTTACTTCTTTCACGGTTGCCGCTGCATGGGCTTCGGCTGCCACCTTAGTCGGAGCCGCCAGAAGTTTATTCCTTGCTTTAGTCAACTGTTGCTCAAACTGTCTTGCTACTTTTTCTATATAGACCAAATCACCGCGCTCGACAGCATTCTCCATTTCTTTGGCATCAGCCTGTTCTTTGGCTAGTCGCGCTCTTTCTGCACCAAGTTCCAGATTATTGTTATTGTTACCGGCAAGATTGCGAATATGCTTTAGATACTGCAAACGAACAGCATCAACGTCATATTTTCCGCGATCTTGCTTGTCCAAAACGCTTTCTTTTATTAGCCTAGACAGTACAGATTGATCAATCCCAAGGTGACTTGCACAATCGCTAAGAGTTGCCATTATGAATATCTCTCATGTTGTTGACCCTTAATATGAGTTCTGTCGCTAGAAAACTTTTGC